TGACGGTACGGCTGCTTAAGTGAATAGACGAGATCGATTACATCATCGATACACACTTTTCCGGCTTCAGCGGTTTCGGTTCCTAGCTGTGCCTGATAAATCAGACCCGTAGGCTTTCCGATACCGTCTCCGGTAAGAAAGGCTTCCTCCTCGGTACGACCCATATCCTCTCCGAAACGCTTTTTGATATATACCTCGAGATCAATTTCGGAATCCTCGAGGAGCTCATCGGATACGAGAATCTTCGTACCAAGCTTGTACGCTTTCAGCGTAATCTGACCGAATGTTAAGTCCGAATTCGGATAAGCATGAGACTCGTCGACCCATTGAGCGGAACCTCCGTCCTCGGTTCTTGTAATTTTCAAATCGTGGTCGGTATGTTTGATCGTGGAAATGCCGCGAAGAATGTTATTCTCGTACAGAGCCTCGACCAGCTTCACGTCGTATTCATCCGGCACAAGATATCCGCCGGAGCCATCACTCCCTTCACGGAGAACATTTTCAGGAAGTCCGGTGTACATATGCTCCCAGTATGCCTTGCTGTAGGCAGCGTCTTTCTTGCACTTAGCCTCTGTCGCTCTTGCAGCTTTAACCTCGGGTGTGATTCCGTCCATTTCTTCCTTCATGGCCTGAAGGCGGGCGTTGTATTTTTCTACTGTATTCATTTTTAATTCCTCCATTATGTAGTTTTGTTATATGCCTCTGCGAGCGCGGAGCAAACGCTCCATGACGTCGTCCTGCGGAGTGGGACCGCTGTAGTCCACGGTGCAGTTTTCCTTTACCACCTGATAAATCTGAAACCAGGCATTATTGGCCTGTTTCATATACTCCCTTGCGATGGTGACATAGGGAGAGGAAATCACCGTTCCGGTGGGCTTCTTTGCAAGGAAACCGTATTCGGAGACTGCTTCCTCGCACTGTACCCAGCGTCCGACGCACATAGCGTACTGCTCAATCAGAAGCGGGGAAATAAGGTGGTCGCATTTGCGCTCGTGCAGCCATTTCCAGGTTTCCTTAAAAATCTCTTCAGCACAGGTGACGCTGCCGTCCTTTTGCTTGGCTTTGAGATAATCCTTAACGGGAGGCATTTCCGCGCCTTTTAAGCATTCGGCTTCATCGCCGAAGTCAATATGGGTGAGTTTTCTGCCACCGGGGTTCCCGGACTCTATTTTTTCAGAGATCGCTTTCGGTTTTCTTCCCGCTCCGGGACGCGAACCTCCGCGACTTGTTCCGTCTTTCGACATGTTTCTACCTCCATTTTGGTATGAGTTTCTGTTTTTTGCGTTTGATTTCGCTATTTTTGCGTACGTGACCCTGCGCCGTTTCTGAAGGAAAAGACCTGTAGAGATATATATCCCCCCACCCGGTCACAGCAGTAGTTTAACGCTTATTTCACCTGTCACCGAGAGCAATATGCCTTTTGTTATGACAGGAGCGGCAGAGAGCGCGAAGGTTACTGTCGTCATGAGCCCCGCCACAGGACAGTGGAAGAATGTGGTGAACCTCAGCTGCCGGAGTGAGCCGACCGGAATCAAGACAGTCCTCACAAAGAGGATGCATTCTGACATACCGTTCACGTATCTTCTGCCATGCGCCGTGATACTGCTTCATTACATCCGGATTGCGCTGATACTTGTCGTACTTCCTCCGTTGCGGGATTCGATGCAGTTCACAGTACTGGCTCTCAGTTAGATTCGGACAGCCGGGATAGCTGCATGGTTTCAAAGGTTTACGAGGCATCTGCACCATCCTCTGCAGAGATTGTGCGTTTTTCGCCCTTGAGATAACCATATCGGTCAAAGTCTTTAGGTTTGATAGATTCAGTCTTTTGTCTGAGCCATTCAGCCCACTTGCCAATATCCTCCTGAGGGACGGATTTCACAATCTTAATCATGCGATTTTTATCGTGCCAGAGATAAAGCGTAGCTCTTTTACGAAGGCTTGACGTGTTTACACCGGAAATCTCAAGGTCAAAGCCGTTTCCAAAATCACGATAAATTACTTGAGATAAATCGATAACTGTAATTCTGTATTCCGGCCCGAGTTCTTTGCACAGCGATTTCATGTGCTGGCTGGGTTTTGAAATGTTCATTGAATTAACCTCCTCGTTTTTTGTTTATATAATTTTCACCGGATCATTATCCGGTGCGGATTTTCATGTTGTCTCAGATTTACGGCATTTGACGATGCTGCTGTGACTTTTGTCCTTTCTGTCACGCTGTCCCCATAGGAAGCAGAGAATGTATATAAAGAAGAAAAAGTTGTTTTCTTTCTTTTATTGCTCATCTGCGTTACATAAAGGACAAAAGGACAAAAAGGACGAAAGTCAACAAGCAGGTTCATTTTCATAGATACAAGGATTGACAATATAGGACTGCGCAGGCGGCCTGCCTTTTCCGGAGTATATTCCGGACTCTTTTACGGCGATATAACCGTAATCGACAAGGTGGTCAAGTACCGGCTGAAGGTCATCAGCCCTTTTGAAACTGCGGCAGAGACGCATGATGTCACGCTTATTGAACTCTGCAAGTCCGGTATTCTTGATAGCGTTCAAAACATATTTGCTCTGCTTGACGGTGTTGTCTGCTCCCATCAGAGAAAAAGCGGCTTTTGCGTGTGAGATAAAATATCGTGCTATGCGGATTGCATTTGCCATCGTAGCGGCGTCTATTACCAGGGGCTCCGGCACGTCAAGAAAATCATGACTGCGGAACACAGATGCCCGACACAGCAGTCCGGCGATGCGGTGCGTATTACCGATAAGCTTTCCGGCCCAGTCACTGATGTCGGAATACTCCTCTTTAAGCTTCGGCTCCAGCTCAACGGCAAATGCTTCTATCATCCGGTCTGATTCCGGCGAAATCGTAATTATCTCAGGTTCTTTGGAATACTCGTCCTCCAGCATATTTCTGATCTGCATTTCATACGCCCGGCTGACTTCGTCGGGGACCGGAGCGGAGCGGTATTTCCTGCTTCCGACATAAGATGTGGGAATGCAGTAAAGAAATCTGGCTGTTAGACCACGACCACGGAAAGTGTCATTCTTCATAAGCCCGGACAGTACGCTCGGCTGTGCCATCAGAAGAATCGTCAGCGCCGGGTCCATGACACTTTCGCTGCATCTGCCGATTCTGTCGACTTTAATACAGTCTCCTGAGTATCCCTTGAGAATCACATCGATATTGACATTCTTGGTATAAATACCGGCGAGAGTATCGAAGATACCACCTTCAGTTGAGAGGATCGCAGCCCTGCCGTCATTGTCGGACAGAACCTGTGTAAGCTTTTCCGTAGTGACATCGTCTACATACAGCCGGAGAGGTTTCTTTTCTCTGTGACCTGTGATTTCATGAACGATACTGTCAAGTTCTGCTTTGACATCTTTTCCCTTGGCGGCCTGATCTTCAAGTGCTTTCTGCCTGCGCTCCAGGATGCGACCGCGCATTTTGCTGGATTCGATCTCTGCAGCGTTCTGCGTATTGGTCTCGGACTCATATTTGTTTATGGGTCGTACCATTGCATTTTCCACAGCGGATTTTCTCTCGGACGGCTCCATGATATTCAGCACAAAGGTGTTCACAGGCTCATACCAGTCTGCCTTTGCACGGACTTTGTATTTACCTTGAATGCAGACCGAAATAACCGGTAATGCTGACGAGGCTGCCATGTCAACAGGGGTCTGGGTACTTTCTGCCAGGGCTACCACGTAATCTGCGATCACTTTAGGCAGAGCGTCAACCGGAAACTCCGGCAGTGAACACTCATCGAACGGAATTGGTTTTTCCCATGCGCTTTCTGCCTGCTTTTCGGTATGTACAAGTGTGACCGGGGTTTTTACACCGCAGTCCCTACCGCAGTTAAAGCGAAGATGATTCTTGATGTACTCGCAGGTCACCGGTTTGTTTTCCTGTGCGGCGTGGATGAATTTTCTCTGCGTCTCTGCGTATGTATATCCGGGATACGGACTGCTGATCTCATGGATAACACTCTCGCCATCGGCTGTCTGCGCAAGGTTCGTGATAGCCGCATACCAAACGGGCTCCGTCAGATTTTCGGCATCGTCTCTGCAATGCTGAAGAAATGCGCATTTCTCAATCAGTTCCCGTCCGCTGCCCGTTCCCATAAGGGCGAATCCGTCCGTCTCTTTTGGACCCGCAGATTTTTTGGGA